TGATTACAAGGCTCAAAAGTCAGCACAAGAAGCATTCCAGAGAATGTTTGAATTAAAGTGGACACCACCAGGAAGAGGCATGTGGACTTTCGGAACTCCTATGACTATGGAGAAGAAGAACTCAGCAGCACTACAGAACTGTGCAATGGTCTCTACAAAAGATCTCGATAAGAATGATCCAGGAGCACTATTTGCTTGGGTCATGGATGCATTGATGCTTGGTATTGGTGTAGGCTTTGATACAGTAGGACAGGAAAAGGGTTTTCAAATCTCTTCCCCTACAGAGCCATCAGTGATCTTTGATATTCCAGACACTCGTGAAGGATGGGTAGAGTCAGTTCGACTTCTACTAAACTCTTACCTACGTACAAATCAACCAATACAGAAGTTCAACTATGATCTTATCCGTCCTCTAGGAGCACCCATTAAAGGCTTTGGAGGGGTCGCTAGCGGTCCAGCACCACTGATTCAATTACATACACAGATAGACAAGGTAATCGGCGGTAGAGCAGGAGAAACCCTAGACAGCCGTGCTATTACTGACATTATTAACCTTATCGGAACATGTGTTGTATCAGGAAATGTTCGTCGCTCTGCAACTCTAGCATTAGGAGCAGCAGGGGATGAAGACTTTATTAATCTTAAAAATGCTGAAGTGTTTCCAGACAGAAACTCCTTTGATCCAGAAAATCCAGGATGGGCATGGATGTCAAATAATTCAATTTCTGCAACAGTTGGAATGGAGTATGAAAAGTACACTGATCTAATTGTTAACAATGGAGAGCCAGGTTTTATTTGGCTTGATGTTGCTCGTAACTATGGTCGACTTGCAGATCCTGCAGATGGAAAAGACTATCGTGTTATGGGCTTTAATCCTTGTGCGGAGCAGCCATTGGAATCTTACGAATTATGTACACTTGTAGAAGTGCATCTAAATCGTCATGAATCCAAGGAGGACTTCCTCAAGACATTAAAGTTTGCATATCTATATGGAAAGACTGTAACGCTTCTTCCAACTCATTGGCCACAAACAAACGGTATCATGCAGCGTAATCGTCGCATTGGAACATCTCTTACTGGTATTGCGTCATTTGCAGATCAAAAGGGATTGCCAGCAGTTCGTGAATGGATGGATGAAGGCTACAATAAGATCCGTCATTATGATCATCAGTATTCTGAATGGCTATGTGTTCGTGAATCAATCCGTGTAACAACAGTTAAGCCTTCAGGCTCTGTATCAATTCTTTCTGGTGCAACACCTGGTGTTCACTGGGGACCTGGTGGAGAATTTTATCTCCGTGCCATTCGTTTTGGAAATACAGATCCAATGCTTCATCTATTTAAAGCAGCAGACTACAAGATTGAAGACGATCTTGTATCAGCAAACACTTCAGTTGTTTACTTCCCAATCAAATCAGGACAAAAGCGTTCTGAAAAGGATGTAACACTATTTGAAAAGATTGCTCTTGCTGCAACTGCTCAAAAGTATTGGTCAGATAATGGTGTTTCAGTAACTCTGTCATTTGATAAGGAAACAGAGTCAAAGCATGTTGCTCCTGCCTTACATATGTATGAAGGTCAACTCAAAGCCGTGTCATTCCTACCTATGGGAAATCACACGTATCCGCAGCAGCCATATACTCAGATTACTGAAGAAGAGTATAATAGTTATATTGGCAAATTGAAGCACATTGACTTTGGAGCAATTTACGACGGTGTAGATAATCTAGAAGCACAAGGTGAGGCATACTGCACAACAGACTATTGCGAAATTAAGGTGAACTAATGGAAGAATTTACAAGTCAAATACATTACGTAAAAGGCTTTATGCCAAAAGACGTAGTCGATAGAATCTCGTCATATGCAAAAGATCACACACTACTTTTTGATGAATTTGGTAATGGAGAAAAAGAGTTTACAGTTCATACATACCATGCAATTGAAAAGAATGATCCAGAACTATTAAAGGTTATGCAGGAATACGCCAACAAGGTGTATGACTTTGTAAAAGAAAAATATGATGGACCATTTCAAGATTTTTATGAAACAAAAACTCACATAGCCAAGTTTATGCCAGGATGGGGAATGCATGAGCACTATGATTCAAATAGGCCAAATGATATTGCTACTTTAGTTTATATCAATGATGACTATATTGGAGGAGAGATATACTTCCCAGCCTACGATATTTCATACAAACCAGAGCCAGGAGATTTACTTTGCTTCCCAGACAATCCTAGTTTTGTGCATGGAGTTAAAGAAATCAAGGATGGGATCAGATACACAACACCACGTTGGTTTACACGGATTGTGTGATAAAATAGACTAGGAGAACCTATGTCAAACCCATCTAATCTATACGCTGAAAAAGTTTATTCAGAACACCCAACTCTTTTGTGGGCCCTGGATGACACTTGCGACTATTTATCTTTATTGACTTCTTCTACATCAGACTTATCAACATGGACAGAAACTAATGGGTCTGTATCTGTTATATCAAGCGATCCTTCTCAGCCTTTTATAGAAAGTTCTTTATTTGAGATTTCTGGAGTTCCATCAGAAGAGACTATTCAGTATACAACTTTGATTAGCCCTGACATTATAAATATGACAGAGTTAAATGATGCTCTAGATTCTTTTGCTTTTGGTCTTAATATTTTTTCTTCAGGTTCACACCTATATTCTGTGTCTTTGGGTTATGAGTATGATGAAGTTTCAAGTGGTAATACAATCCAAAGACTTAAAGACTATTCAATAAACTTATCTGATAAATGGATATTTTTATCTGAGACATTCTTGAATCCAAATCAAAACACTACTATGAGACTTGTTATTAAAATTGGATATTCTCCAAGTCCAGATGGACCAGAAGATTATAAGTTTTTGCTTAACGGAATTAATCTTGGACAATGGTCAGAGGAGTTTATTTCTAGTTCTTCTGGTTTGACAGACTTGGCCGACCTGCCATCTTCAATTGCTTTAGAGACTTGCAAGGTTGTAAGTGCAGAAGCCTATGGACTTTCTTCTGGCAACGGTTATTACTTATCAAAATCAAATGCTCTTTTAGCAAGAAACTTTGGAGTTCCTCTTGTTTATGGAGCATTAAACTCTACAGTTCTTTCTCCAAATGTGAATATTGATGGAAGTCCAAAACCATCTTTAATTGTTCCAGGTATTGGATTCATGAATGAAAGTGGAAGATACAAAGAGTATACTGTAGAATTTTGGACAAGAGCAACCTCAGACTCTGCAAAGGCAAAAAGAATATTTGGGCCAATTGCTAGTTCTGATGGACTATACGTTGATGGCGCTTTCCTAACCCTTTCTATTGGTGATCAATTTGATTCTAAGTATGTTGGTGAGTGGGGAAGACCAATGTTGATTCAGGTTACTTACTATGATAATAAGATGGGCGTAATGCTTAACGGTGAGTCTGTCATCTCTTTAAATATAGATACATCCACTCTTGAACTTCCTGCAAAGTTAAATTCAAGTGGAAAGGATCAAGATTGGTTAGGGTTTTATTCTTATGAAGATGTTTATCCACTGGAGGTAGACTGTATTGCCATATATCCATACAATGTTCCAGAGGTAGTAGCAAAAAGAAGATGGACTTATGGTCAGGCAGTAACTTCTACTGAAAGAATCAATAATCAATACAATGGAACTTCTGCGTTTATAGACTATGCTTTTGCCAATTATGATGCAAACTATAAGTACCCACAAATGGGATCTTGGAGCCAGGGAACATTCGACAATCTTGTGTCTGATGGACTGTTCTTGTCAACTCCTTCATATTCTCTTCCAGATTACTATTTTGTAGATGCAACTATTGAAGACTTGTATGAAAACAATAAAAATCTTCAGCCAGTAAATGGCGAGGCAAATGGATCAGAAACAAAGACTTTTATTTCATTGAGTGAAGGAAATAGCATTAATGGATACCTAAAGTTTAATAACCTTGGAATTTTGACAGAAAGACTAAAGGGAGTTTTTGGAGTATTTAAAGTAAATGATGTTCCTACAGAAGAAGAGACTCTTTTTGTATTTGAAAACAGAATAAATCTAGACACATTCAAGATATCTGTGCTCAACCAAAACATAGTCTATAAGATTAAAGTAAATGGTGCAGAGAGTATAGTAAAAACTGTTCCTTATATTGCTGATGACATCTTTGCTGCTGGATTTGACATAGATGGAATATCTGAGTTCTTTGGACAAGACGTGGCTACCTTCTTTGGCAATCTTTCCCTAATCACTCTATATGCTTTAAATGACAAAACTCTAGAGTCAAAGTTTAACGGTAACCTATACAGAATATCTTTTTCATCTCCAAGAAACTTTACATCAATATCAAACCACTTTGGCCTAGATGGAATTGTTTTTGAGCATGGTAATATGGTAGATCATATTGCAAGTTACACACTAATACCAACACTAGAGTATGAAAAGTTTTATTTAGATGTTGCAGTTTCTGGTTATTGGGAAGACTATATTCCACTTTCTTATTTTGCAAAATATATTAAAGATGCCTCTGGTAAGGATAGGTACGACCTTGACTTTATTCAGTTTAACATAGACTACCCATCTCCATCGGTATTTAAAACAGTCAATGAAGTTAACAGTTGGACCTATAGAGAGTTGAACGAGCAGTTTGCTGATCCAGTTCAACAAACCTATGAGGTGCTAGATAACTCACTTTATACTGGATACCAAGATTACGATGATCTTGCCAAGAATAGATCTTTATTAAACTATGAATACAACACTGCAGATTCTATTGTTAGATCTTATATTTCTTTTCAATTTATTGCAAATGGTGCAAACAAATTTTATACAGACTTTACCAACACTGCTCCTGCTCTTAGAGCGGGAATTATAGATATACAGGATAGCCTTGAGTGGCAGAACACTAAGTATGAGGTTGTTAATGACACAATCGTTTATCCTCCAAAGAGTGTTGACTTTAATGACTTGGCACTTGTTACCCACCTTGAGTTTAAGCATAGAGGAATTCTTGGAAAGCAAGTAAAACTAAGATCTTTAGAATTTGCATCACAGTCATTAAATGAGTCATCTGCAAATCCAATTGGAACTAAGTTTGGTACAGACATTTTCCCATATACAAAGTCTGGAATCTACTATGACTACAAGTCAAAAAATCCAATCAGCATCTATAAGAAGAGTACTCCATATCTATACTTGACAAGGTATAGTGGAGTGCAGGTTCGTGGTGATTTTGATCCATTTGTCAACAGGGGTATTAGTATACCGATTAACTCCAATAAGACAGAAGAGTATAGAGTAAACTCTATGCAACTTGCTTTACGATATGATAATAATTCATTTCCAGTAACTCCATATGAGATCTTTGAAATCAAAGATTCTGAGTCTACTATTAAATTCTTTATGGTTGCTAATAGTCCTTCTGGAGATAGAGCAAAAATTTATGCAGTCAATGCACAAACAGGTAAAATACAAGATGGTATTTCTTATTACATAAATGGACAGTTAGTCTCTTATCCAGTAATTACAATTAAGCAGTGGGCGTTCTTGGGTATATCTTTTGGTTTGCCACTTTCATTTTCTGGATATTCTGGCTACATTAACCTAAATGGCTCAATGCTATTTAATCATATTTCCTACTATCAGATGACAAGTTTACAGCAAAAGCAAAGTTTTTCTTATAGAATTTGGGACGAAGTTATGGAGCAGTATGTTCCAGGAGACCCAACGCCAATACCGTATCAGTGGGAAACCTGGAATGCAGGATATATCTGGTTCTCTGTTTTAGTTAGATCATCGTCATTTTCATATGGAATTACACCAGGAGACATATATAGAACATATATTGGAACAAATAAGATAATTGTTGATAGTGAAAAGACTTTTAGGCTTGCCAATGATCCAGTTTCTGTATATACGGGAACATCTTGGAAGCAGTATATCGCTTCTCCACTCTAATATGGTATACTTATGGTTATGAATATGGAAAATCCAAAGAAAAAGCGCAAGCCATTGCCTAAGATGAAGGGGCAAATTGGCGACTCAAAGGTAAAGGTTATTGAAAAACACTATGAGTGGGGCCTATACGTTTACAAAAAGGCTAATGGAAAATGGTTTACTGACGGTACAGGGTCAATCTTAAATATCGAGTCTATGAAGGGTGACATCTTACAGATTTCAAAACTTAAAGAGGCTGCAAAGTATTATGGAGATGAAGGGGATGGAGAATGCATCTTCGTTCCAGGATTAACCAGAATCTCAGAAGAAGAGTACTCTGAGCAAAAGCAAAGATTATCAGAGGGTCTTATTCCTTCTATGAATGACCTTGGTGCAGTTCAAGCAGCCAAGGATACTATAGCGAAATATGGAAGTGATGACTAATGAGCGATGAAAGAGAATATCGAATAGGCGCAA